GAGCGGATAAAACTTTGTGCAGATTGCACAAAAAGAGTACTGATATTTTGTGCAAAATACCGTTGAACTAATTACGATAATTTGATAGAATAAGTGTATCAAATAAAGAAAGGCACACTTAACAAGGTGTGAATGGTGAAATAATATGTGTATTAAAACATGGAGAATGAAATTCAGTGAAATAGTAGAAAAGTACGAAAGCGAAAATAATGGCAGAGTTATTTTTACTGTCATTGATAATAAAAATAATCGCATGAGCGAGTATGAATTGGAAGAATATAATAAGGGAGATGAAGAAAGTATATGCACCTATAGAATATATTGTAATATTGATTGTAAAGTAATAAATATTACACATGATAAGATGTGGGTAAAAGTTATATGCGAAGTGATTTAGAAAGGTGGTTATATTATGGTAGTATATATTGATAACGATTATATCTACGGATGGTATTATCAGACAGAGGATAGATTTATAGGAGACGGCACAAAAGAAACTGCCGAAAGAATAGAAAAGGAAAGAAAGGAAAAATGAAATATCCAGTTGGTGTTTTAACAAATGTTAAAAAAGAAACAGTATACTTTATCGGTAAAGGTGTTGACATAGAAAAACTGTTCCGTAGCGCAACACTTGAAAAACCCTAAATATCAATTTTACACGTTTCCATATTCACAGGATGATGATGTAATGCTTATAAAAAAGAAAAATAGAAAGAGTTGGTGGGATGATGTCGAATTGACGGATGATGTTCAAAAAATGATAGATATAGCGTTTGATTGTGGAAGAGATTCCGTTGAATAACAAAACCGCCCCACCTAATAAAGCGGGGGCGGTTTTTGATGTTACTGTGGAATAAATAACATTAGTGCTAATGTAAAATTAGCGTCTGTTATTTCTGCTGATTCTTCATCAAGGGTACATTCAATAGACACATTTTGGGTCGTATCATCGAAAGTAATTGTCGTTCTTAAGTCATGTGGCTCATTATTATTATCCATAAACCTAAAACTTTGATTGAATCTATCCTCATTTTTTCTTAAACAAACGGGACAACATGAGCCATGTACGTCGCTGGTTGTATCTCGTCCCATTTCAAGGGTAATAATACAACATGCCTGTGCCATCATCCATTTTTCACTCGGAATATTAGCAGTTTTTCGGTTTGTTCTTAATTGTACGACAATTATATTATTGTCATCTTTTGTCGCTATTTTATGCTCAAACTGTGCCGTTACATTTTCACTGCTTTTTAATAACCCAATATTTTCAGTATTTTCGGCAATCCTGTTATTAAACTCATTATTTTTCAAATCTTGTTTTTTACTCGTATTGCTCAACTGCGTTGACAACCCTTGTAAGGAATCTTCATAACTGCTATTTTTCTGTTCCTGTGCCGTCTTGAAACTCTCGAAAGATGTTTCCAACGCTGAAACCCTAGCAAGTAAATTTTTAATGGACGTTCCCTGTTCGACTAACTGTGATTGTAAAGTCGAAATATCTTCCGCATTTTTCGCCACATTTCCGTTGGTCTTTGCAAGTTCCGTTTTTAGCGTATTTATCATGGTTTCGGCGGTATCAAGTCTTGCTTTAATTGCAGAAATTTCAGCAGTAAATTGTCTGTCATTCACCTCTCCGCTTTCAACTCTTAACGCTAAAGCATGTAAGGACTCGTCAATCAATTCCATCGTTTCATTATAAGTGATAAGATATGACGTTGGGTCACTCCCCTCATAAAGAGGGATTCTATAATTTGCTGTATAGTTCATATTGAATAATCTCCTTTCTAATCTGTGTAAACTGTGGCATTTGCGTATAATGTGCCACTATTTTCTAACTTATAACTACGGATTCCAATAGTAATTATGCCTGTGGTGGTGTCAAATGTTACACTAATATAATAACTAGTATTATCAACAGAAATATTTAATGATTGCGACGTAGTTGAAAAGTCAAAGTTTAGCACCGCACTAGATTTTTTTGCGTAGTTATTTATCTGCATAAATTCAAGCATAAGGTGGGATTTTGTAAAACTTTCGCTATTTTCAAGTCCTGTATTGATTGTAAATTCCGTTCTATAATTGTTATCAGAACTATGAGAATCAGCGGGAGGAATCTCATATTTATGTGCCTTAAAATACCGATTTCCAACCTTTGCCGAAATTTCGTTATTAAAATTTTTCTGCACCGTCTTAAATGTTGAAAACTGTGTAGATAACTCTGTCAGCGTATTAGATAAAGATTTTACGGCGGTGTTCTGTGCCAATAAATCCTCTTTTAGTTTTGCTATCTCGTCAGTATGTCCACTAACGGTTGAGGACATCGTAGTAACATTTTCAATCGTAGTACCTAGTGATGATTCAAGTTCCGTTACTCGTGAATTCAGACTTTCAATTTCTTTTTGCATTTCTGCACCCTGTGTTCCGCCGTATTCCGCTTTTAATTGCACTTCATGGATGGCATTGTCAATTTCTGTGATTGTGTTGTTGTAGGTTTCAAGATAATTTGCGATGTCACTTGGCTCATAGAGTGGCAACTCATAATTTGGTGTATATTGCATAGTAAATCTCCTTTCTTTTATAGGCGTTTGTGGCAAAAACTGGTTATTGCATTTGATAACCGCTTAAACGCCGTTATTTGATTAGTCAAATCGTTTGATAGTTGTAATATCTCATCTGTGTTCGTTTCAACTTTTTTTGACAATTCTACAATTTTTTCAGCATTTTTGCCGATAGTTGCTTGTTGCGTTGTCATTGCTAGGTCAATTTTATTTGCATCATCGTTTACACTGTCCAATAGAGGTTGAATATCTGCAATTTCCCATAAAGGAAAGTTGTAAAATTGTGTACTTTTCAACATCAATCACCCTTTCCGATTTCTGTCAAATTGTCATAACTTTTAATTCCATACAATTTTTTGATAAGTAAAAAGTTAGGGGCAAAGGTTGTTTCTTTTGTATCAACATTAAAAACAGTACAATTTTCTGTGATAATCTGATAGCCTGTTTCCGTTTTTACGATTGAAAAATTTCTTGAAACTTGCGTCAGCGTGTTGTTGTCCGTGTCCGTAAATGATAACTTTCCAGTAGTAACATCGCACAACAAATAACATAAATTTGCATTTTTATCTGTATAGGCAAGTAAAAATTTTTCAAATTCCTTATCCGTTGTAATGCCAACTGTACTGCCTATGTCTGACACATTATCAGTGTTGTAAATCAATTCGGACGTGTGCAAGAATTTATCCAACATATCTATCGGGATAACATCAATCGGCAATATTCTTTTTGTCCAATCAAAATTAAAAGCCGTTGTTTTACCGTCGTCGTAGTCACTTGCCGTAACTGCTCGCTCATCACACTCGCTTGCCGTTTTGTGGTTCATGTTGATTTTTTCAGCAATTTGGTAACACAGTTCTTTCAATGTTATTTTTTCACCTGTCCACGGACTAAACGCCGTTTCTTTTTCCCATACTTCAAAAATTTCAGAACCTCGAATATCAAAATTTCTTGCTAAAATTTTAAGTGAATCAAATTCTGCAACTGTCATTTTTAGCGAATCAAATGCAAAACATGTGATACCGTGTACCCTCAAATATAGATACAAGTCATTGATTGTCTTTTGCAAGTCATTCTGTCTACCCTGTGTCGGGTTGTAAACTAACGGAAATTCTTTCGTGATGTTGTCAACCCTTATTGACAAGGCGTTGATTTTTTCAATCAATTCAAGTCGTGCTTGTTCGGTATAAACCCTAGCAAAACCCCTTGTTCTTTCATCGCCGTTCACGATTTCAAGATGTAAACGGTTTTCCAATTCTGATAATGCTGTCCGTATTTTTAGTATTTCAGAATCCACATATTTTTTCGTGTTCGCCGTTTTCTCATCCACATATAATTTCATGCCATCAACTTTGTCAGAAACTTTTTTGTTTTCTGCGTCAACATAACTTTTCAACTCTGCAATTTCGCCGTTTACATAGTCCGTCAAATTACTAATTCTTTGCGATAATAAATCAAACAATTTTTTGATTTCTACATCTGTATAGTCGTTGGTGTCTTTTTTCAGATTGTCAACATCTGCTTGTAATGTCTGCAACTGATTCAATAGCCATTGTAACTGTTCTTCGTATGATTCGCACTCACTATAATAGGATGGCAAGTTGTATAACGGTGGTGTTGGTCTTATCAAAGTCATTTTTTTTCACTCCTTTCTAATGTTTCATGTGAAACATTTTAGAAAATACTGATAAACAATTCTTCTAATTCAGAAATAACTAACATATCAATATTCAAAAATGTTTCTCGATATTTTTGTAGCAATTCGCTTGGTGAAATACCTTGATAACCCTGTTTGTTTATTGCTAACTGGTTATCGTAGTTTTGTTTTGCATTGCTCCCATATGTGATTTTGTTTTCAGAATTATACGTGTCTTTGCTTTGTAAATCATTTGTCAGTTTTCCTTGCGTGTCGTGCGTTGTAGTGATTGTTCCATTTTGGGTGGATTCATCAGCACCTGTCTTTCCTTTTGTTCCCTTTATTGTTCCAGTTGTAGAATCTGTTCCACCCTGTGTAACGGTACTGGAATTAGTATTTTTTGAAACGTCAGCGTCACTAGCATAATTAGCAGATTCGGGGAAATCTGCCGATAACATTCCTTGTGGTGTATCACTATGTACGCGTTTGCTGGTGTCCGTTCCTTGGGTTGTTGTTGTTTGTCCATGTCTGACGTCCGTTGTTGTTGCGGTGTTTTCATTTTCAGAACTTCCATAAGTTGTTTTATTTGTCACATTGTCAAACGTCTGTTTGTCTGTTCCTTTTTGTTCGTTTGTCTGCGTTCCTGTGTCTTTGCGTTCTGTGTTTCCACTTTGTTTGCTAGAATCTTCTCCAGTTTTTTCTAAAAGGTCATTTCCTGTCTTTTTGCTTATTTCGTCATAACTATAGTTTGTCAATGCCGATATTTCCAATTCTTCCGACTCATATAACTGGTTGTAAAATGGCATGATTTCAAACATTTTTCGGTTTAGTGCGAAAATAAATTGTGTAACTGTTTCATATCCAATTTCACGATACCGAAAATGATTGACAATTTTTTCATTTAATTCTTGGCGGTGTGATTCTGAAAAAATCGGGTAATGCTTTAACCCTAAATCATACCCCATATCCAACACACGCCGTAACTGGGGGGTTACAAAAGCCATGTAATCACTCTCCTATTTCAGCAAGAAATTCTTTTCCTAACCGTTTACCACCCCACGGTGGACAATTCTTTCCGTTTACGTCAAAATGATAACAAACGATTTTTGCATTTTTGCAGTATCGGCGGATATATTTAATCGTTTTCCGCACGGCTCTGATTTGTGCGTCCGTATATCCGTTTACTGCATTGCACAACTCAATACTAACCGTGTTTGCGTTTGTCAGTTTTTTGTAATACTTTCCACCCTTTGTGCTCTGCCTAGCACCACCCACGGCGTAGGCAATTTGATTTAGTGGAATTGATTTAATGGTATCACCGTTCGGTGAAATAAAAAAATGTGCGCCCGTGGTTAGTCCACCTGTATTTTTCGGGTCTTTCTTAAAGTAATCACAATTATTTTTTGCCGTATCGCCCTTATTGCCTGTAGCATGAATAGCAATTCCGATAATAACTTTTCTGTTTCTCTTTCCGTGCCACCTTTTTCTATTTGCAAGTATTTTTTTCATCTTCTACTCCTTTCCGTAACTGGTATAAGCAGTTTTTTAATTTTTTAGGTATGGGAATGATTTTTCCGCATATTTCCAAAATGGAAATACTTTCGTTTATGGAAAAGAAAATAATCGTAAACGCACGAAAACTTTCTTGTCCTGTCATTCGGTCAATTTGATACGATAAGCCGACAAGCATAATTGACACACATTTTTTTATCAACCCTTTCCAACAAATACTAGATGATAATTTTTTGAAATAAATTCCCTCAACCAAAATACCGCATATCATATCCATTGACATAAGTATCAAAAGTATAATAAGGGAATTATCCACCTCACCCAAAATTCGGTTAACTAAAATGCCTAAAAAACCGCCAACCACTGACAAGGGGTTACATATTTTGTGAATCCAATCCGAAACTTGTTCCATCTGCCATTTCCTCACTTTCCGCAAGATGTAAAATCTCGCTATAATCTCTAACACGCACCTCAATCGGCTCGGCTAGGTATGCACTAAATTTTTCATTGATTTTTCTAGCAAATTCTTGTCTCTGCCACAAAAAACTTGCTCCGCTGATTCCAACCTTTGAATTGTTCGCTATAATCTCACCGCTTAACAATCTTTCTTTCTTTTCTTTCGGTGTTGTTACCCCTAAAAATTCAAGAAATTCATTCAGTGTTTTTTGTTTTAATTCATATAACTTATCGAAAATCTGTGGTACTTTCATATCAAAACATTTTACTTGGTTCAAGTCCTCAAAATTTCGATATGTATATAAAAATGGTAAACCACCCTCAAACTGTTCCATAAGGTTTTTGACGGATAACTTTTGACTTTCGGGAGCGGATACCATAATCGGAAATTTTTGTAAATCCACATTGCTCCATATTCCCATTTCCAATTTTTGTAATCGTGTTGCAAACATGTCGCACACGTCAAAAGTAGGCATTGTTACTGGATTGTTCAATCCGTACACACATTTATCAGCGTCCACATAATCGGAAAAAACCACATTATAACCAGTATATCCAGTAAAATAATTATACATGTCCATATTGTTTGACGGATTCGCGCGAGTGTTGATAAGTGCACCGTCCTTGACATATGCCAAAGCACGTCCATCTTCAAAAAATGCCAACTCCAAAAAACGGTCATTCATGCTACTTGGTAGTTTCCATTCAAATATTGACATTGCTATATTTTTAAGCCATGCAAAATAAAACGAATATATAACTCGCCAGCGTTGCGCTTGCTCCTTGTTCTTGTCTTTTTTTCTGCTCAACTAACTCACCTCATTTCCCTGTGAATAATCGTAAATCGTACTTGGGTTGTGCCAAAAAGTAATGCCGTTTACAAGGTCACGCTTAATTTTTGCTAAATCTTCTTGAGGGATGTCGGCATATACATTTGCTTGCGAACACCTAACATAATTCCAGTTCGGGCGTCCCGTGATGTTTGGCTTTTTCAACTGATTCACTTGATACCCAAAAGCACTGAAAAACTGGTCAATAGCCTTTATTTGGTCTTTCTTTGCATTTTTAATATAAAATCTCGGTGCAATATTTCCATTCACAACGGATATATCACTTGCACCCGCTATTCCACTAACATTCGGGGCGGTCATTTGGTGCATTTTTTCAAGGTTTTTTTCTGCCATTTCTGCACTTTTTACGTTTGTGTATAGAGAATCAATACTACCGACTTGCGATGTTCCATAACTTGCAATGTCCGAGCCTGTTCCCTCGCCTTGCATACTCATTCCCAGCAAAGACGCACCGCCTGTCAAGATGCCACCAACTGTTCCGCGTGTTTGTGACATAATTCGGTTCATGTTTTGATTACGCAAATTCATTTCTTGTTGACGGAAGTAGGCATTTTGATTTGTCGTGTACGGTAATTCGGGATAAGTTTGGGAATTAAAACCAAAATCGGGGTTATCTCCTGTGCTTGTTCCTACCTCATAATTTATCGGTACAAACTGTATACAGTTATTTTCCGTAATGTGAGCATATGCAGTAAATGTTATATCGTTTATGTCCTTAAAATTTTCAAAACGTAATTCCGAACCACTGTTTGCGGAATTGCTACAAACTAAATAGTGATAAGGATAAGTAAAGCATTTGTTGTTTTTAGGCACATAACCGCTAATATTTGTGTGTTGTACTGGAATACTAATATTATCAAAGGTGCTATATGTTTGCGTTGATACTCGACTATCGTTAATTGTTAATTTATCAAAAGCGAGTTTTGGCACACAACTAACAAATACAATGCCCCCGCTAACTTCATCATTGATAACAGATAACCTTGCTTGTACTGCTAAAATTCCAACTTCTGTATTAGGATACGCCAGTACATCACATGGAAAATAAACACCATTTGCTTTTTGTCCACCACTCATTTGAGGGTGTCCAATCTTTGAATCAATATCATAAAGCGTTCCGACAACATAACCGCCAATCTGATAAGGGCTTTCGTCAATTCCTATCTTTTGTAAATTATATTCACTTGGCGTAACACTTTCGGGAATCGTATGTTCACCTATTTTGTCACTTTTAACATGCTCACGTTCAACAAAACACTGTCCATATGTTATGTCGAAAAACCATGTCTGCCACACGTCCGTTTGCAAATATAGTTTTGTGCAATTTGGCGCAACATATTCTACCCGATTTATAAAGGCATAAAACCACTTATCACCAAAGTTGCTATTCTTATACATGCAGTAATTCACATTGAATAACTTTTCAGCGTTCCACGGCACACGCATTGTGTTGTCTTTCCTCTGATATGTAAAATCACCCTTGGAAAAACTTCCAACTACTTTTGACGAAAAATAGGCAGATTGTGCCGACTTACTTGAAAAAGTCAAGGTACTTTCGCCATCGTTCGCAAGCGGAACGGCAAGTAGTTTTATATCTGTTGTCGGTTCAAAATCTGCCATAGTTTTTTCTCCTTTCAATGTTTCACGCGAAACATTATTCAGCAATTGTCATTTTAATGGTTGCGTCCTCATTTCCCATTGTGAACGAATACAATCCACCGTTCACAACTGTTTTCGGTGATTCTCCGTCAAGTCCTGTGTAACTAATTGTCACCTTGCTTGGGTCAACTGCCGTAACTTTGTATGTAACGGTTTCACCATTATAACCGCTGTCCTGTACTTCCAAGCCGTATCCCTCTGTTACTGGGTCAACGGTTGCCGTGATTGTATGTTTTACATAAGATTCATCCAAAAAGACAACGGCATTTGACAACATAGACAATGACAGTGTTTCAAAGTGTGTCAAGAAATAGGTGAAGAAAAGTCCCTGTGCGTTCTGTTGTTCGGACACTTCAAACAAGTTGTCGTAAATCTGTAAAAGAGATTCATCGCAGACAACGCCAAGAATTGCGGGGTTATCAAATTCGTCGATTTCCACCACAGTATTTCTGAAATCTGCCTGACTCATGTGAAAAGCCTGTGACAATACAGAAATATTGATTGTTTGCAAGACTTCCGTACTTAAAATAATAACCTGCCTCTCTTTGTCTGACCATGTCTTGTACGCTTTCCCCTCTGCGCCCTCTTGGTCAATGTACTTGTTATACTTTGTTGACGGAAAGCACATCTTCGACGATACAATATTCATTTCTCTGACGAAATTTTCTGCGTTGTCTTTTGACGTGGTAGGATTTGCGATTGTGCGTGTCACGAGCATATCCTTCGTAACACCAGCGTCAATTAAATTTTTTGTGTAGATAAATTCGTCAATTGAATCTCCACTATACATAGCAGACATTACGGATGAGATAAAATCGTCCAACTTTTCCCATGATACAAAGGCAGTCTGCAACTGCTGACGGCTGATAGAAATTGGGTACTGGTCCTCTCGATTGATTGTGTGGTACAAGACTTTTGTATCGGGTGTTCGGCGATTCAGAGGGGTCAAAACCTGTCCGTCCGGTGTTCGGATATAGCCGTCTGAACTAAATCCCTGTGATTCTACTGGATTCGTTCCGATTTCTTCCACGATACCGCCAAGCGGTGTGCTACCTTTCTTAAATCTTGCCAGTGGGTTATTGTACCTTTTGTTGTGGATAAATTCAAAACCGATTCGCTGAACAAGTGTGTTGACAAACATATTCCGCAATGATGAAATTTCCAAGATTGGCGTTGCATAACTGGAAATGTTAGAGCGTGTTGCCACTGGTACGGCATTAGCAAATTCGTTGCCCGCAAGGGTTCTAACCGTATTCGCCATGTTTACGGCTCTTGTTGTTTTAGATGTTGTACTGTTTCCCATTTCTCTTTCTCCTTTCTTTTAGATGTACTCCGCAACGGACTTTTCAAGAATTTCATCTTCCGATTCTTCCTTTTCATCATCCGTCACAAACTCACTTTTTCTTTCTTCTTTTTCTTCCACTCTTGCTCCCTGTTTGCGCAAAAGTGCCATGTTTGCGTTACGTAGGCTCTCGATGTCCTCTTTCAAGTCTGCAATCTCATCATCTCTATCGACAATCTTTCCGCTTAATTCGTGGATTTTGTCCGTGATTGCTGATACAACTTCTGTCAAGAATCCCTCGTCATCTTTTTTCGTGAGAATCTCTCCGACTTTTTTCAAAAGTTCATCTTCTGCATAGGCTTTTTCTGTTTTGTTTTCTTCTGCCATTTTTATATCTCCTTTCTTATTTTTTTATATTTGAAATCTGCAATGTTATAACAGATGTTCAATTCTTTCAAATAAATTTTTGGCTTTCGGCGAATCAAAAAATAATTGATTATAACTAAACGCTTTCTTTAATTCTGCCAAGTGATAGCATTTTCCACCACGTACAAGAATATTATTCGGCGTGTGGTCTGCTTTCATTACTGTATATGTTATCATACTTTTGTTACCATTACAAGAAAAATATACTTCTCCTTTGCAATAATCAAAATAAACACCGCAGACATTTTTTCCAATTTGCAAATTAAAGGTGCATTTTGCTGTTGATGGTTTCTTTTTCAAAAAATCATCTGTGATGTGAAGATTCTCATTTTCAACTGCATACTTGCCATATCGTGTCCCCTTTATAATTTTTCCAAAGCGTGTATCATATTTTGTATCTATGTATTCCACACTGGTTTTGATTTCTTGATAAAGCAAGTCACCTTGTACCCATATTCCGTTTTTCTTTACTGGTTTTTTCAACTTAAAATAATCAAAATATGGACTGTAACCGTCTGTGTTGTTGCTCGTAAAATATACATGAACATCACGCATACGTGCCACGCTTTCATAAAATTCTAAAAACTGCGTCACTTCATCACGCAAATAGTCGTGATACTGGTCGCTTTTGTCAATGAGGTATTCATCATAATTGATGTATTTTACTTTTGGCAATTCGACACCTTTTCCCTTTGTCAAAGCCCCATAAAACCCAATCGGCTCTTTGTTTGCGTAAAAAGTACCGCCATTCTTACCTCCGTCTTTTGTAAAAACTATATCTTCAAAAAGTCCTTGCTTTTGTAACGAATCAAAAAACCCTTTGCTACTTTTTGTCAAGTCCTCTCGGTATCGGCGCAAGTAGTAAAATTGTGAACCGTCCGCAAGAAATTGTTCCACAAACATTTTCTTTAGTGAAAAACTTTTTCCGATTCCTCGTGCGCCATGTAAAAAGTTAAAAAGTGCGTTGTAACTATTTACCTGTGATATATCATAATACATGGATTCACTCAAAGTTTTCACCTCTCTTTTTTATATCGGGTAGGCTCGCCACGTGTCACCGTGCGACAACGCCAACGGCTCGCCACCGTGACAATTTGACGATGTCCGTGAGCCTTTTAACCCTTAAAATAATCATACTATATACATATGAATAAACTATGAACAAAATTGTAAACAATTTATGAACATCATAGTTTTATTGTGAATGGTGTATCGACTAAAACTATTCCACCCTCAACTCTTTTCATGCGGAGTTTTCCGCTAAATTCCGAGCCTAGACAGAAATTTTCAAAAGTTACATTTTCATAGCAAGAGTCGGGCATGCCAGCAACCGTTGGACACAGTTTTCCGCCAATCTGTTCAAGATAGCATTTTGAGCGCAAAAATTTTGCTTTTTCAAAATGGCTTTCATGCGCCCAAGCGCCTAGTTTTGTGTCGTGAATTTCCAAACTTGACACGTCCGCTCCGTCTTTGCAATGGATTGAATCTGTATCGCAATAAAGTAAGTGTTTCAGTCCGACTTTTTGAGCCGAGCGGATTGTATACGCGCGAGCGTAGGCAGTTACAAACGTGGCTACTGGTGTGTATACGGGTTCACGATATGTTATATCTGACAAAATAAATCCGACTTTTCCACCTATATAAACTGGAATCTTGCTTTGCAATTTCGGGTTTGTGCCAAACTTTCCATATAAATTATTAAGTAATAATTTCGCAATTGAACGCAAACCCTTGTTCCCTGTGCGTGTTGCTTCTTCTTTCATCTCCATCCAATGATTGATATAATTATCAAACATTCCAATATCAGACTTAAACATATACCCATCAATGTATTCAATATATGTTACATTATACTGCTCAAAAATTAAATCCAAGTCAACTTGCGTTAGCACCAACTCTACATCTTCACCATTACTACTTGTCAAATATTCCGTAGGCGAAAAAAGAAAATTCTTTTTAATCTGTATACATGGTACATGATTCGGTTTTAATTCAAATTGTATCACAACACGTTGTATATACAAGTCGTATAATTTGTGTGGTTTATATTTACCCTTGTAAAACTGCGGTACACCGTACGGAAAACGACAGCCACTTGACGAGTGCATACGTGATGGGAATAACGAATTTACATCATAAACATCACCCTCGCCTATCATTTTATTTTTATGTAGTGGATTCGCCCACACAAAACCGCCCTTGTATGACTGCCTACAAAAATAGTCGGTTTCTTCATCCAAAAGCGGAAACCATTCGTAAAAATTATCTTTTCCGATTCTTTTCTTATAATCATTGATGGCATTTCCCCCAATTGTCATTTTTTTAAGTCCTTGCTCAAACATCTTGACAAGGCTTTTTCCGACTATCACAACGTCATTTTTCAAATATTCAACTTCTTCTTCTGTCAATTTATGTCCTACTTCTCGATAGGCTTTGTAGTCAATTTCTCCTTTCTTTTCTTCAAGCCCGAACGCTTTCGCCATATCGTGTACGCTCATCGGCAGTATCTTCAAACTGTCATAAATTGTTACTTTATTCGTGTATGTATTATCGTGATAAAAACAGATTTCCATACAGTAAAATTGTCCCTTGTCTGATATGGTTGTTGTAAAGGTTTTTGAATCCAATTTTTTTCTATCGTCAACCCACGTATAGCCGTGTCTAAAAAGCCAATTCATAATAAAATCGCCGTCAAATTTTTCATTATGGAAGTACAATTTGTCATTATAATATATTGTGGCGCACATTGACATAAAATCATCAATATTATTGTAATACCAAAATTCACCGCTAACTATATCATAACAGCCAACTGCCCAAACACGGCAATCAGATTCATCCGTGGTAGTTTCAAAATCGCATACGATAATTCGTTGATTAGATGTTGCCTTTTTCTTTTTCATATGCAATTCTACGGCGTAAATTTTCTAAATAATTACTCGCTTTTTCCTGTTCCTCGCTTTTGTCATATACATAGTCAATATCCAAAAAATCTTCTTGTTGCACCCATAGCATAAAGTTCTTCTTTGGGACTTTTTCTACTTCTTGCAAAATTTTTTTTGAAAAAGTAGGAAAATTTATCTCAACTGCTTTTTTATAATTTTCTGTCCATTGTTTTTCTTTCTCTTTTTTATATTCTTGCGTCTGCCGTCTTTCTAACTGTCTAATTCTTATTTCTAGTTCTAAAGGCGTGAATTCCTCTGCTTTTTTTCTAATTTCGAACGCTTTACTTCTCTTTTTTACTCTCTCGATTCCAGTCGGTTTTCCCTCGTCATATCTTTCTACATCTTGTGTTTCTGCCAACCTTTTATTTTCTAAATTTTTAACGCTTTCGTATCTAGCAACTTGTAATTTTGTTGGTTTTGCTCCGCTTTTTCCAAACTGTGGAATTATATCTTTTGCCATAAGTGCTTTTGCCTGTGCTTGCACATCTTTATAACTTCCTACCGTTTCAAGAAATTTTGACACCGTCATTTTCTGCGGTAGATACTGCTGATATTGTATCGGTGTTTTTCTTTTCGCTTGTCCAATTCTACGATTAAAAGTTTTAACTAAATCACTAATATTTTCAAGTGTTTTTTCGCTTGGTTCGTACACGCTATATCTCCCCTTTCATTTTTTTTTTTTTTAGGGTGGATAGCGACTATTTGCTAACCACCCTAAAGGAAGAGAGTTTATATGTTCAAATTAAACTGATTATCTTTTTATACTGCCCTTAAAATTGTGGCTTTATAACCGCCCTTTGTTTTAACTTTGCAAACCTCAAAAGTGACGCCGTCTTTCCAAGTCGGAACGCCGAATAATGCAAAGGCACGTTTTATGGAGTTGTAAACACCTTTTGAATTTGTGGCATATGTTTTCCCATCTTTGCAGATGAGTGTAATCATAATTTTTTCTTTTTCAACAGGTTCAAATCCATCTTTGTTTTCTTCCTCATCTTCTGCCGTGTAACGCTCTGCATATACGTTTACAACGGTAATCTGCTTTCCAACCATGTCATCAAGGCTGGCGTCAGCGTTATTGATGGCGTTGTAAAGTTGTACCTTTTCCTCTTTTGTTTCGCACACCATACTACAAAAAACATCATTATCACTTTTCATTGTTACGAGTTCATTTTTCATTTTAATCACCTTTTTAACCTTTCTTTTTTACTGTTCGATAATTTCTGCATGTGCCTGTTCAATAAAGTCATTGAGTGGCATTGAGTATTTGCAAGTTGTTTTTTTTACTTCTTGCAATACAGGTTCATTTGCTACGCCTTTAGCAATAAGAATTTTTTTTAGTTTGTCGTTACTATGGCGAGTACCGATAATACTTTCATGTCGCAGTTCTGACAAAGTCATTTCCCCATTTACAAAGATAGCGTCTTTGTACGCCACTTCTGTAATGGCGAGATTTCTTGTGATAAACTTTTCCATGCTTTTATCTCCTTTCCATGTTTCACGTGAAACATTGTTTTTTTATATTTACAGGGACTATTATAAGTTGTAATTGTGTCCTTGTGAATAACAAAATGTAAATAAATTGTGAATTATGGTTGATTTTCAAGTAGGAATTGTTCAAACTCTAACAACTCGAATTTCATACAAGTACCGCACGGAATATCGTGTAATTTTATTTCTATAAATTGTTTTAGCAAAATATCCCTTACGCTTATAATATCCCTTGTAAATATTTCAAAATTTCTAAAAAAATCAATAAAGGAATCGACACCGCCAAAATTTTTCCGAACGGATAAAGTCGCTACTTTTAAGCCTGTCCGAACATCGTAAATCTCAAACAAGCCATCATTTACGGCGGTTATAGCAATATTTCCAATTTTAATCATTTTGCTTTTTTCCGCAATTATGTTCGTTGTACCTTCTCTGATTGTGTTTATTGTACAAATTTCAATATCCTTAATTGTCATAAAATTACACCACCTTTCACAATCAATAAAATAATTAGTAAAGTTAAAATAATCGATAATATGCAATCCAAAATACAAAAAGTATCATTGGATAAATACAAGTAATAAGCAATATATATACCATTATGATATAACTTATTATTTTCAACTTGTAAATTATTTTGGCTCATCCATTGTATGAATGTTGCAATATTTACTTTTTTCTTACTTCCATCGTTAAAATAAATCTTAATCATATCACAAACTCCTTTCTAATTCCTTCTGTACTTCTGATAAAATTATATACAATTTTTCCATATATGATACTGCATTACTTTTTATTGATTTCAAAATATTTATAACAAAAATTGTATGAATTTTGAAGTCCAATATTGCTTTTAATAAACTTTCTTTTTTGTCTGCATACAAGCATAGCGTATTATTCACTGTACTATAATTGCAGTTATTACACCCAACACACATTACATAAGTATTGAGTATTGTTTTGTTCGGAAAGACAATGTGGAGATTGCCTTTCCCGATTCGATAGTTTTCGTTCATGGTTATTCTCCTTTCTTATTTGTATGCCCTTATTATAGTCGAATAATTACACAAGTCTGTCTTTACAAGTATATAATTCGTAGTCGATAAAAATGCAAGCAATTTTTTATAATTGCCAACCAAATTCGTACGAAACGAGACTTTTATTTCTGTATATATCTCGTTATCATCTGCTAAATAGCAAGCGCCAATCAAATATTTATTATTAAAATTTATATCACTCTCAATAAATTCTTTAATATCTGCAACAACATAATCTTTCATAAATCTTCACCTAACTTTCACGATGTCTAAATGACGGCAATTGTATTACATTATATTTTTTAATTATATAATTTTTTGCCCCAACCAGTGTATCAGTTATTTCCTCTACTATTTCGTTGTTCAATCCATAAATTATTTTATTGTTATAGCCATCATTTACTAATTTAATATCTTTAGTAAAATTAACAACCTTTTTCATACCCATTCACCACTCACACCGTCATAGTGTGCCTTTCTTTATTTGATACACTTATTCTATCAAATTATCGTAATTAGTTCAACGGTATTTTGCACAAAATATCAGTACTCTTTTTGTGCAATCTGCACAAAGTTTTATCCGCTC